TAGCATGTAGTTTAGATGCTTTCTTTAATCCCTTAACTACTTTTTTTATTACTTTTCTTGCCTTGACTGCCATTTTTCTTTTCCTTTAAATTATCTACAATACCATATTTTTTAGATTCTTTTCTTACTCTTTTTAGTAATTCTTTAGGTACTTGCTCTTTTAATAATCCATAAGAACCCTTAAGTTTTGCTTCTATTTGTTTTTTTAAACTTGGTTTTGGTTTCATTAAACCCGGAGCAGATTGCAACATTATATTTTTTTTTAACTTTTCTTGTACCTTATCTTTTAGTTTTTTTGGTTTTGGTGGTGACATCTCTATCCTCATATAAATTGTTAAATGTAGTGAATGGGTCTAGGTAAGATTCGTGTGACTCTGCTGAATGTGTCCACTGTGATGGAGTAAAATCAGGAGCACCTTCTCCTGTAACCCACAGAGCAGGACTTGTAGCTCTGACCCTATTGTTTGGTAAGGCAACTATGTTACCTGTCCACTTACCTGCATCCAACAAATACATAACGTGTGATTGTTTATGTTGTGCAGGGTCATCTGCTATGTCATGGTCTGTATAATCTACAGTAAACATGTACCTAGCAGTATAAAACTCATTAGCTATTTTACATAACCAAGGACTAGAACTTACTCTGTCCATTACTATGACGCTATGGTTTCTTGATTCACAATCCCAAGGTTGACACAAATGGTCTTCCATTGGCTCTGCCCATTCGTCTACAGGTATATCAGCTACTAGTGCTTGTATAGGCATACGTGCCCACATTGCACCACCATGCACATTATTCTCTTCTGTACATCCTGTGAAAACTACCTGAAAACTTAGTGACCTATC